TTATATTATAATGAATAAAGAATTAAAAAATTAACATATGTTATACATAGCATGCCTGGAGGATTATTAAACTTAGTTTCAGAAGGACAACAAAATGTTATATTAAATGGAAACCCTGAGAAGACATTTTGGAAGACAACTTATAAAAAATATACTAATTTCGGAAAACAAAATTTTAGACTGGATTATGAAGGCACACCAACATTAAATTTAACAACTGAATCTACTTTTGTATTTAAAGTAAAACGCTACGCCGATCTTCTTATGGATTGTTATGTTTCTATAGCTCTACCAACAATTTGGAGTCCAATTTTCCCTCCTCAAACAGTTGTTCAAGCAGATGGGACCACAGTATATACCGACTGGGCGCCATATGAATTCAAATGGATAGATAACCTTGGCGCTCTAATGATTGATAGAATTACGATTACTTGTGGTAACCAAAAATTACAAGAATATTCGGGACGTTATATTTTGTCGTCAGTACAAAGAGATTTTTCTGGTAATAAACGATCGTTATTTAATGAAATGACTGGTCAAGTTCCTGAATTAAATGATCCGGCAAACGCGGGTACACATGTGAATTCATATCCAAATGCGTTTTACACAGATAATCCGGCGGGAGCGCAACCGTCTATTATGGGAAGAGTATTGTATGTGCCACTTGGCGCTTGGTTTAACTTGAAAACACAGAATGCGTTTCCTTTGGTGTCATTACAATACAATGAACTACATATAAGTGTCACGTTTAAACCGATTAATCAGATTTTTCGAATACGTGATGTAATGGATTATACTAATAATTTCCCTTATGTTGCGCCAAATTTTAATCAATATTATATGCAATTTTATCGATTTTTACAAACGCCGCCAGATGAAAAATTGGGACCTACATCCTATGTTGATACAAGAACAAATTGGGACGCTGATATACATTTAAATTGTACTTATTGTTTTCTCTCTAATGATGAATCAAAACTGTTTGCTAAAAATGAACAGAAATATTTGATTAAGCAAATCTATGAAAAACCGTATTATAATGTTACGGGACAAAATAAGATACAATTGGATTCGATTGGCATGGTGATTAGTTGGATGTTTTATTTTCAAAGAAGTGACGTTAATTTGAGGAATGAATGGTCGAATTACACCAATTGGCCGTATAATTATATGCCGATAGATATTACTCCTGCGCCAAGCGTGGGAGATTATCCGAATCCGGATCCTACACCACCGAGTCCGCCATTTATTGGTCCTGGAGCAAACCCTGATGGTACATTGTCTGGATTAATGATAACCGGTATTTACAATCAACAAAACTTGAAAAATATTCTTTTAACTTTAGGTATTTTATTGGATGGACAGTATAGAGAAAATATGTTACCTGTGGGGGTGTATAATTATGTTGAAAAATATACTAGAACAGATGGATTTGCGCCGAGTGGATTATATTGTTATAATTTTTGTTTAGATACGTCTCCATATTCATTACAACCATCCGGCGCTATGAATATGAGTAGATTTACAAATATTGAATTTGAATTTACGACAATAAATCCACCGGTTGATCCATACGCACAAGTTTTAACAATATGTAATCCAAATACTGGTGAAATAATTGGTGTAAATAAACCTACATGGCGTATTTATGATTACAATTATGATTTATATGTTATAGAAGAAAGAGTAAATATGGTTATCTTTGTTGGTGGCAACGCTGGATTGTTATACGCTACTTAAAAGTTATACGCTACTTCATAATGAAATAGAGATTATACGCTACTTCATAATGAAATAGAGATTATACGCTACTTCATAATTAAATTATTAAGTTTTACGCTACTTAAGCATTTTTTTTGGTAAAATTATTATATTAAATATAATTATAATGGCGACAATGACTTTTGTTGACAACAGTGTGAACTACTCTTACGTAGATGGTTCTGGTTTTGCTACTGTCGTAGCGTCTGCTTCTGCTAGTGGCGCTGTAACAATTTTGCCTAGTTTTATCCAAGAGGGTGCAACATATAATGTTACAAGTATTGACGCAAATGCGTTCAACGGTTGCTCTGGTTTAACAAGTATTATTATTCCTAATTCAGTTACAAGTATTGGTTCTTATTCTTTCTTTAGTTGCACTGGTTTAACAAGTATTATTATTCCGGATTCCGTTACAAGTATTGGTTCTTATTCTTTCTTTAGTTGCACTGGTTTAACAAGTATTATTATTCCGGATTCCGTTACAAGTATTGGTGGTTTAGCGTTTTATGGTTGCTCTGGTTTAACAAGCGTTACTATTGGTAATTCAGTTACAACTATTGAGAGTCGAGCGTTTGATAGTTGCATTAGTTTAACAAGTATTATTATTCCTAATTCAGTTACAAGTATTGGTTCAGAAGCGTTTGCTAATTGTACTTCTTTAATAAATATTGTTCTGAACGCTTATATAAGTAATTTTGCTGAAGTGTTTTACGGACCAAATAATGTAGGATTAAGTATAACATTTAATTACGTTGGAGCAATCCCCGATGCCGCTTGTAATGGCCTTTCTAATTTAGCAAGTGTTACAATTGGTAATTTAATTACAAGTATTGGCGCAGCTACGTTCCAAGGTTGCTCTGGTTTAACAAGCGTTATTATTCCTAATTCAGTTACAAGTATTGACGCAGTTGTCTTCGCTGGTTGCTCTGGTTTAACAACTATTACTATTCCTGATTCAGTTACAAGTATTGGTTCAGAAGCGTTCCAAAATTGCTCTGGTTTAACAAGTATTACTATTCCAAATTCAGTTACAAGTATTGGCGTACGTGCGTTCCAGGGTTGTACTTCATTAATAAATATTGTTCTGAACTCTTATATAAGTAAAAGTAATTTTGATCAAGCATTTCCTGGATTAAATAATGTAGGATTAAGCATAACATTTAATTACGTTGGAGCAATCCCAGATAGTGCTTTTAATGGTCTTTCTAATTTAGCAAGCGTTACTATTGGCAATTTAATTACAAGCATTGGTTCAGAAGCGTTCCAAAATTGCTCTAGTTTAACAAGTATTATTATTCCATCTTCAGTTACAAGTATTGGTTCAAGTGCGTTCCAAGGTTGTACTTCATTAATAAATATTGTTATGAACGCTTATATAAGTAATTTTGCTCAAGTGTTTTTGGAATCAAATAATGTAGGATTAAGCATAACATTTAATTACGTTGGAGCAATCCCCGATGCCGCTTGTAATAGTCGTTCTACTTTAACAAGCGTTACAATTGGCAATTTAATTACAAGCATTGGTTCTCTTGCGTTCAGCGGTTGTTCTGGTTTAACAAGTATTACTATTCCAGATTCAGTTACAAGTATTGGTTCACAAGCGTTTCAAGGTTGCTCTAGTTTAACAAGTGTTAATATTCCTTATTCAGTTACAAGCATTGATCAAAGTGCTTTCTCCAGTTGTACTTCTTTAATAAATATTGTTCTAAACGCTAATATAAGTAATTTTGGTGACGCATTTTTTGGATTAAATAATGTAGGATTAAGCATAACATTTAATTACGCTGGAGCAATCCCCGATAACGTTTGTAATGGTATTTCTAGTTTAACAAGCGTTACTATTGGTAATTCAGTTACAAGTATTGGCGCAAATGCGTTCTATAATTGCTCTGGTTTAACAAGTGTTACTATTGGTAATTCAGTTACAAGTATTGGTAATAGCGCATTTTTTAATTGCTCTGGTTTAACAAGCGTTACTATTCCAAATTCAGTTACAACTATTGGCGCAAGTGCGTTCACCAATTGCTCTAGTTTAACAAGCGTTACAATTGGCAATTCAGTTACAAGTATTGATTCACAAGCGTTCCAAGGTTGCTCTGGTTTAACAAGCGTTACAATTGGCAATTCAGTTACAAGTATTGGCGCAAGTGCATTCCAAAGTTGCTCTGGTTTAACAAGCGTTATTATTCCAAATTCAGTTACAAGTATTGGCGAAAGTGCATTCCAAAGTTGCTCTGGTTTAACAAGCGTTATTATTCCAAATTCAGTTACAAGTATTGGATCAGGTGCGTTCCTAAATTGTTCTGGTTTAACAAGCGTTACTATTGGTAATTCAGTTACAAGTATTGGTCAAAGTGCGTTCCAAGGTTGTACTTCTTTAATAAATATTGTTCTGAACGCTAATATAAGTAATTTTGGTGACGCGTTTTATCAATTAAATAATGTAGGATTAAGCATAACATTTAATTACGTTGGAGCAATCCCCGATCGCGGTTATAATGGTCGTCCTAATTTAGCAAGTGTTACAATTGGCAATTTAATTACAAGTATTGACGCACAAGCGTTCCAAAGTTGCTCTGGTTTAACAAGCGTTACAATTGGAAATTCAGTTACAAGTATTGGTAATAATGCGTTCCTAAATTGCTCTGGTTTAACAAGCGTTATTATTCCTGATTCAGTTACAACTATTGATTCAAGTGCGTTCTCAGGTTGCTCTGGTTTAACAAGCGTTACTATTCCTGCTTCAGTTACAAGTATTGGTAATAATGCGTTCAAAGGTTGCTCTGGTTTAACAAGTATTATTATTCCTAATTCAGTTACAAGTATTGGCGATAATGCGTTTAAAGGTTGTTCTGGTTTAACAAGTATTACTATTCCTGATTCAGTTACAAGTATTGGCGGAGGTGCGTTCTCAGAATGTACTTCTTTAATAAATATTGTTCTAAACGCTAATATAAGTAATTTTGGCGACGCATTTTTTGGATTAAATAATGTAGGATTAAACATAACATTTAATTACGTTGGAGCAATCCCCGATCGCGGTTATAATGGTCGTCCTAATTTAGTAAGTGTTACAATTGGCAATTTAATTACAAGTATTGGTTCAGAAGCGTTCGACGGTTGCTCTGGTTTAACAAGCGTTACTCTTGGCAATTCAGTAACAAGTATTGGTTCACAAGCGTTCTCAGGTTGCTCTGGTTTAACAAGCGTTACTATTCCTAATTCAGTTACAAGTATTGATTCACAAGCGTTTCAAGGTTGCTCTGGTTTAACAAGTATTATTATTCCTAATTCAGTTACAAGTATTGGCGCAGGTGTTTTCCAGAATTGCTCTGGTTTAACAAGCGTTACTATTCCTAATTCAGTTACAAGTATTGATTCACAAGCGTTCTCTGGTTGCTCTGGTTTAACAAGTGTTACTATTGGTAATTCAGTTACAAGTATTGGTGGAAGTGCGTTCGATAGTTGCTCTGGTTTAACAAGTATTATTATTCCTAATTCAGTGACAACTATTGAACAATATGCGTTCTATAATTGCTCTGGTTTAGCAAGCGTTACTATTCCAAATTCAGTTACAAGTATTGGTGGAAGTGCGTTCCAAAATTGCTCTGGTTTAACAAGCGTTACTATTCCTGATTCAGTTACAAGTATTGATTATGGTGCGTTCCAAGGTTGTACTTCATTAATAAATATTGTTCTGAACGCTTATATAAGTAAAAGTAATTTTGATCAAGCATTTCCTGGATTAAATAATGTAGGATTAAGCATAACATTTAATTACGTTGGAGCAATTCCAGATAGTGCTTTTAATGGTCTTTCTAATTTAGCAAGCGTTACAATTGGTAATTCAGTTACAAGTATTGACGCACAAGCGTTCCAGAGTTGCTCTGGTTTAACAAGCGTTACTATTGGTGATTCAGTTACAAGTATTGGTTCTTATTCTTTCTTTAGTTGCACTGGTTTAACAAGTATTACTATTCCTGATTCAGTTACAAGTATTGGCAGTAATGCGTTCGAAGGTTGCTCTGGTTTAACAAGCGTTACTATTCCTGATTCAGTTACAAGTATTGGTTCACAAGCGTTCTCTGGTTGCTCGGGTTTAACAAGCGTTACTATTCCATCATCTGTTACAAGTATTGGATATGGTGCGTTCCAAAGTTGCTCTGGTTTAACAAGTGTTATTATTCCTGATTCAGTTACAAGTATTGGCGCAAGTGCTTTCCAAAATTGCTCTGGTTTAACAAGTGTTACTATTGGTAATTCAGTTACAAGTATTGGATCAGGTGCGTTCCAAAATTGCTCTGGTTTAACAAGTGTTACTATTGGTAATTCAGTTACAAGTATTGGATCAGGTGCGTTCCAAAATTGTTCTGGTTTAACAAGTGTTACTATTCCAGATTCAGTTACAAGTATTGATTATGGTGCGTTCGAAGGTTGTACTTCTTTAATAAATATTGTTCTGAACGCTTATATAAGTAATTTTAGTCAAGCATTTTCTGGATTAAATAATGTAGGATTAAGCATAACATTTAATTATGTTGGAGCAATCCCCGATGCAGTTTGCAATAGTCTTTCTAATTTAGCAAGTGTTACAATTGGTAATTTAATTACAAGCATTGGTTCACAAGCGTTCCAAGGTTGCTCTGGTTTAACAAGTGTTACTATTGGTAATTCAGTTACAAGTATTGGATCAGGTGCGTTCCAAAATTGCTCTGGTTTAACAAGTATTATTATTTCTAATTCAGTTACAAGTATTGGTTCACAAGCGTTCGATAGTTGCTCTGGTTTAACAAGTATTATTATTCCTAATTCAGTTACAAGCATTGACTCAAATGCTTTCTACAGTTGCTCTGGTTTAACAAGCGTTACTATTGGCAATTCAGTTACAAGTATTGGATCAGGTGCGTTCTATAATTGTTCTGGTTTAACAAGTGTTACTATTCCAGATTCAGTTACAAGTATTGATTATGGTGCGTTCGAAGGTTGTACTTCTTTAATAAATATTGTTCTTAACGCTTATATAAGTAATTTTGGTCAAGTATTTCCTGGATTAAATAATGTAGGATTAAGCATAACATTTAATTACGCTGGAGCAATCCCCGATAACGCTTGTTATGGTATTTCTAATTTAGCAAGTGTTACAATTGGCAATTTAATTACAAGCATTGGTTCACAAGCGTTCTATTATTGCTCTGGTTTAACAAGCGTTACTATTGGTAATTCAGTTACAAGTATTGCCGCAGGTGTTTTCCAGAATTGCTCTGGTTTAATAAGTGTTACTATTGGTAATTCAGTTACAAGTATTGATTCACAAGCGTTCTATGGTTGCTCTGGTTTAACAAGTATTATTATTCCAAATTCAGTTACAAGTATTGGCGAATATGCGTTCGATAGTTGCTCTGGTTTAACAAGTGTTACTATTGGTAATTCAGTGACAAGTGTTAGTGATGGTGCTTTTTACAATTGTAATTTGTTATTAAGTGTCACTTTTTTAGGAAATATACCAACAATTGGTAGTTATAATTTTACAGTATCTGGTGACACTGCTTACTACCTTGTTGACGCTACTAATAACATTAATACAGATGAATCAAGTGTATTAAGTCAATTAAGTATGTTTACTAATATACTTTCCATTATGAGTTATACTGTAAATAACGTAAATTATAATTATGTACCAAATTCTGGGGTTGCTAATGTGGAAGTATCTGCTTCTGCTTCTGGAGATGTAACAATTTTGTCTAGTTTTGTCCAAAACAGTGTAACGTATAATGTTACACGTATTGTCGTAGATGCTTTCTCAGGTTCCTCTGGTTTAACAAGTATTACTATTCCTGATTCAGTTACAAGTATTGGAAGTAGTGCT